AGCCCGCCCATCCCGGTGATACAACTCCTCCAGATAATCGTGTCTAGCCTGATCAATCTGGACGTTTTTCCAAGCGTTTTTGATTACGTCGCTCACGTAGTTGTCTCCTGATGAGTTTTGCCCGCCTGCGGGCTGAATCATTGTGCCGCACCAGTTCCGGTCTGGGTGCCGGCTGTACGACTTGAACATTGTCGGTGCCATAGCGACTGCGGCCCCAAGCAATAGCGTGCTGCTCGCTTTCAGCCCAAAGGCCAGTGCTGTGGGGCCGCTCAGCGTAAGGCGACTGGATCAGCAGCTCGTACCACTGCATTGTTGCCAGCTACTGGGACGGGCAGGTTCTTCGACAGCAGTGACAAAGGCAGAACAGCGCAAGCGGTCAGAAACAAGCCGTGCCGCTTGTGCTGCTTTGTCGATTGTTACCCACGATCCAGCGTCTTCAATTTTGTAGGTAAAGCCAATTCCATTGGAGTGGTTGTCGTAGACCGCAGTGACCCAGCACTCCGGCCCAACCTTGACGACGTATCGGGTCATGTGCGCCCTGTGTGTACTGTATTACTTTAATCAGCCTTGCGAGCTGGGGTCAAACTGTAACAAGTCTGTCGTAGCCGGTATGAGTCTCAGTCTTGTTCCGCTTGGGGCTTCCTGCGTGCTTGCACTCGGCGCTTCACTGAGTCTGCCCATAGAGCATCATCCGCCGCTTTGGCCGCCTTGTACTCAGCCCCTGGAACGGTTTTCTCCAGAAACGAGTAAATCGCACTCCGGGTTAGAGCAGTCACCCGAAGCCCCTCGGACTTGGCAAGTTCTTCCAGTAGCTGAAATCTGTGCCGATCAAGTAGCAACTGCAAATTGACCTTCTGCCCGTGCGCAAACGGCATCGCTGGTTCGCCTATTACACGACACTATACTGTATTACACCTCCCAGCGCCCCGCGCTATCCACGTTCTTCCGCCAAGCATTAGCCTGCGCCACCCGCGCCCCAGTTCGCTGCTGCCTGGAGCCCTTGCGCACCTGATACGCCCATTCCAAAAACGCAGCAGCCCTATGCAGATCCGACAGCTTGGCGCGTCGAATCTCGGCATAGAGCCACTGCAGGATTTTCTCCCGTCCTGTCTGCGCTACTTGGCCTCTGCCCACGTATCCCCGATCTTGGCCTCGGCCAGCGCCGGTACTTCGCCCAGCCACTTGGCTTCTGCCTCTTCCATCACCGCGGCTAGCTGGAGCGCCCATGTCTCAGCATGATCCTCACGCACCAGCAGGATACATTCGTCATGTACTACACCAGCCAACTTCACTACATCTTCGCCATCTGCCTGGAGCAGCGGCCACAGCTTTCCGATGGCGTGCTTCATCACAGCAGCACCAGCCCCTTGTATTGGGGTGTTGGAGCGAACTGTCAGCGAATTGTTTTCGCCGTATAGAAACCGCCGGAGGCCCGAGACACGAATTCGTATCGAAGGCATTTGCGCACTTTTATTAGCAGCGTCAGCATTTTTCCGCTGCCACGCACTGATGCCTTTGTAAGCAGCGTGGAACTTTTTGCGGATTTCTGCCGCCTCATCAAGATCCATTGTGATGCCCATTCCGGCTGCATAATTCCTCAAGCCACGAGCACCCGAGCCGAACAATAACCCGAAGTTTGCGGACTTACTAACCTGGCGCTGTTCTTTTGTGACTTCTTCTTCGCTGACGTTATAAATTTGTGTAGCAGTAAGTGTATGTAAATCCTTGTCTTGCTGGAACGCTTCAATCATCAATTTGTCCTCAGCTTCTGCCGCAGCTAGCCGCAGTTCCATCTGCGCATAGTCAGCCACAACCAGCTTCCAACCTGCTGGAGCAGTAACACATTCCCTAAAACGTTGATCACGTGGAACCTGCTGAAGATTCGGATTATTACAACTCATACGACCCGTATCTGCACCTAGTTGCATGTAACTAGCGCGAATAAAACCATCAGGCTCCAGATGCTTTAACAGCGACTCCACCATCTGCCGACGCTTCTCAACACGCTTCCAGTCCAAGTACATCTTGATCACAGGATGATCACCAACGTATTCCCGCAACGCTTGGCGACTGGCGCTGGGTTTACCGTTGGCATCAACTGGAGCTTTACCTAGCAGCGTCGTAAAAACTTTCAGTAGTTGAGGCGGACTATTGACATTGAAACCGGCTTCTTTTTTCGTTCCTTGTCTTGCGTTTCCTGTCGCCTTGGCACGGGTATTGATGGAGCCATCTTCGTCTCTGGGTAGCTTGTGGCCAGAGGGCAGTGCTTCATCGAGTGCCAGCACAAACTCATCGCCCAGGCGATCCCGCTCCGATGCAAGATCAGCTTGGAGCGCCTCTAATTTGCTGCGATCAAACGGCAGGCCGGTTCGGTGGAGCTGCGCCATCGCCGGCAAAGCGCTGCACTCCAGTGCCCAAGCGGAATGCAGATTGGCCTCTGCCATCCGCTGATTGATCGGCCCATCCAGCTCAATCAATACGTCAACATCCCGCGCCGCATACTCCAGTTGTTCCTGCGAAAGACTGCTGGCACTCCAGTCACTGGCCTGTAGCTCTTTCTCCAGTTCACGCTTGAGGTAGCGCTTCACGACTGGAGCAAGACCGTGTTTCACATTGGGCTGCCCGTTCGTCAGGATCCGACTGGCCAGCATGGTGCAGTAAATCCGCCCCACCGGATAGAGCTGGTGCGCCTGCAGCCAGCTCAAATCAAACACGGCGTTGTGGAACAGCCAGTGCCGTTCCTGATTGAAGAACACGTGGAGCCGCTGCCAGCCAGCATCATCTAGATCCCAGCAGTCGATCACCACTGGCAACCGATCCAGTGCCGCAAACTGCACCAGTCTGAGGCCACCTTGAACCGGCTTCAGCCCCGTGGTCTCCGTGTCACATGCGACAGTAACGGCGTTCTGGAGCGACCCCAGATGCTCAATTCCAACAAGAAAATCCATGACAGTCAAAAAGGTCTGGGCCCTGTAACGCCAGGACCATGCGGGCTACTGTAGCACAAAAACAGAACACTCCTCAGCAAACGTTCCGCCTGCTTCCGGGAATCCCATGCCGCAACCAAAACTGCTCCAGTGTGAGCATTGTTCACACGTATGGGAATTCTTCATAACCTGCTTACCGCCAAACAAGTTTTGCACCTTAGTCACGATGCGCTGGGACTCAACTAATTGCTGATATGTTTTATCTAAAATTTCACGAGTTGTATAGCGATACCCACAAGATTCACATTTTTTACGCCTGCGAATACCGTCTTTAGTTTTACGCGAGTCAATAATAAAAACAGAAAGTTCACTACATTTTGGGCAAACAGTATAAGGATTATACTGATTACCCTTACTCTGTCTAACCATTATTTTTCTATGCCAACAAGTCTATCTGCTACGAGTTGGGCATACCCAGCAATATCAACCCACGAGTCCTGATAATCAGGATCGCCGTTAATAATCCGTCCAATCTTGTGACAGATCATGTCAAGCGCTTCCTTTTGGTCATAACCCAGCGTCTTATTTCGCTGGCGCAGATGATTTTCAATAACCGTTTTTAAGTCTTGGGTCACGATGGCATGTCCAATAAAACTCCCATAGCGCTTGCCGCGCTCTTCCAAAACTTGATTGATGTCTTGAGTCATGCGAAATGGCCTCGTGAATCTTGAACAGTGGTGTCGCCTTGGTAGTGACCGCGCTTGCCGTAGGTCTCCAGTGGAACAGCGTCCAGCTCGACAATTTCAAGCTGTCCAATCCGCATCCCGTACCAGATGGCAACGTTGTGGTAACGCTTGACGTTCGACAGCTCCAGTGTGATGGAGCCTTCAAAGCCAGCATCAATAAATCCGGCCAGGCTGTGCTCCAGTCCTTCCCTGGCACGGGAGGATTTGAGCATGAAGCGCATGGCGTATTTGCTCGGAACTTTGACGTATTCGAGCGTATGCGCCAGTACGAACTCGCCGGGCTCCAGCCAGTACGGATTGCTGGCTGTTGTTTGCTCGATCGACACGACTTGCATTTGTGCCGACCATTTGGTTTCGACTAACAGGGACGGCCCCAGTCGAACATCGAGTGAGCATGGATTTACAAGGGCCGGCTCAAAAGGATGAACCAGCCCATTGCGACCCAGCTCAGCGATTTGAAAATCGCAAAGCGTCATGCAGTCAGCACCACCTCAGCAGGAGTAGCAGCTGGAGCAGCCACGTGCTTCCAAGTTTTGCCGTACTTAATGCAGTTAATGGTGGTGACATGCACCCCATACTCACGGGCAATGGAGTTAGCTGACTGTCCACCAGCCAGTTGGCCTTTGATTTTGGCCACCTTGGCTGCAGTCAGCACAGCACCACCACCGCGCTTGGAGCGAGACACACGAGTCTTAGCTTGAGACTTCGGAGTGTCAGAAACTTGCACGGGCTGTGCAGGTTTGCGCTGCACTGGAGCACCATCCAGCGACACGAACGAAGCCGCGTCAAGGATGCTGGTGGCTTGTGCGATGGCTTCGCGGAGGGAAGCCGCTTGAGCGTCAGAAAGGATGTGCATTGTGATACACCAATGGGAGTAGTGTAATAGAGAAGATCAGGGCTGATCGTTCTCTACTTTGATGGCGGCCTGGAAGTAGTTGGCCACCTTGATGCGGTGGAACAGGACGCCAGCCTGAGTGGATTCCTTGTCTTCCAGTTTTTCGTACTCGTAGCGCAGCTCGTTCAGCGTGGCGAGAGTCTCCACATCGAGCAGATGAAGCTCGTCATCCTGCAGCTCACTGAGCTTGTCGAGGTAGATGGTGCGGTTGAGGATGAACGAACGGAAAAACGGAACGTTCCGGTGTTGAACTGGTGCGCTTGTGGTCATCAGTAGTCCGAGGTGTCAATGGGTTCCCAGTTGTCGATGCGCTCTTCGAGCATCCGCCGAAGACCTTCATCGGTGTTGGGGATTACGTCTTCTTCAGAAAAGTCGAAGGAGCCTCTGCACAAGGCAGGCCCCCATTCTGCTGGATCTTCGTGCGTTTGGCCGTGAACAACAATCGCATCATCAATAACGGCATCGACAATACAGCAACTGTCGGAAGTGAAGGTGACATCTTCAATGGAAAGGATGCGGCTCATTTGTCAGTACCTGCAGTTTTAGTGGGAACGATGTACTCAAGGTCGCCGCTGTGCCACTGCTTAATCGCTTCAACCAAAAAGTTTTCAAGCTCTAGCAGATCGGCTCTGCGTGCGCGATCGTAAGCGCTACTTATTCCAAACTCATTTAAGCGTTGGATCTGGTGATCTAGTGCAGCAATGCCCCACGAAAGGGCGTGCTCCCACGCAACGGCTTTGTTCATTGGCAATCGGGTGTAGTACATGGCATTTGACTGGAGCGGTTTCCCCCGCCCACATGACTAATGTAGCACACCTGTCCACTGCTTGGCGGCAAGCGACCGCCAGTGGTAGCCCGAAGCCGTCTTGCCGGTGTCCAAAACCGCCCGGAGCCGGGCTGGCGTCACATACACAGCCCGAGCAGCCTCCTTAATACTGTCGTACTTCTTACCAGTCTCGACGCACTGCACGGCCCTAGTGCGCCCAGCCACGGTGTAGCAGCCAGGGCACTGCTCGTACACGTAGTCGGCAACCTCTTCGCTGTCGAACAGCATGACCAGTTGCTCGCGCTGGTACGGCCTGAAAAAGCAAGGCGACCTCCGCGCCAGCTCCCGAAATTCCTTGCGGTTGACGTAGTGCGGACAACACCGCCGATCACCGTTGCGCCAGGAAGTAATCAGGCCACGCCTAACCCAACGCAAAGGGGTGGCACGATCCAGCTCAAGGATTTGCGATACCGCACCAATGGTGATCCAGCTCCCTTCGGGCTTGCGGTAGACGCCAAGCTGCTGCGCTTTGCGCTCCAGTGCCAGTGTGGTGCGCTGCGGGTAATTCAGTTGAGTAGCCCAGGTTTTGTATGCCTGGACTACTAGCGGCCAGGGCCGATCGCCGCAGATTTCTTCCAGTTTGGTGATTTCGTCGGGGGACCACTTGTGGCTCATAGTGCATTACACTAGGGACGTACCATCTATGCCGATGGTGCGGGGACGCTGGATCGGCAGCGACAAGCCCGAGGGACGAGAGGCTCTCGGGCACCGATCAGCTTTGTGGTTAGGATGCGGCTTCCATACCTTTTGAGGGGTATGGCGGGTGCTGCCGGCGGGTCAGCGGCAGTGAGGGCGACACCGCGTGAGGACCGCCTACTGGCCCAACTATTCGCCGCTGTCTTCGCGGATCATATTGACGACAAGCGCCGTCAAGTGTTCCGCATCGGGATGGCGCAATGCACCACCGGCACGGCGATAAACCGCAGTCACGATGTCCTGAAAACGTCGCAAAGTAAGCGGAATTCTTTCTTTTGTATTCGGCATCTGCATATCTACAGAACGCCGAATAATTTCCGCCCGGCTTATACCGAGCAGCTCAGCTTGTCGATCCAGCTCGTGGATCGTTTCATCAGGCAACCGAATCCGAATTTCGCGCATTTAAGGTCTTTTAGCTGTGGGACATAATTATGGCTGTGCCATAAATGGCACAAAAAACGGAACTCCTAATTTGGCGGAAATTAGGAGCTGGCCAGCACCTCCACAGCAGCATTAGGCCAGCGAGCCTGCATGTAACGCTGCGCCGCTGCTGCATCTTCGGCAAACGTCACAACACGCACTGGAGCAGTCCGCTCCATGCGCACCAGCACAGTGAAGCGCTTTGTCTTAACACCTGCTGCCGGACGGCTAATGCCTTCGCCATAAAGGCCGTGGGTGCCGTCATCCCACACATGCGGGGCGAAACTCATGAGACTTACAGTGAGACTCTGTAATTGGTGGTTTGGACAATACTGCCCAAGTATTGACTGGAGCGATTGCCCTGCCAATACTCGGGTCAATGTAGCACATTAGATCTCCACTGCGCCTTCGATTCCAAGCTCTTCTGGTGTCATACGTGAGAGGACTGAGACATCCGCGCCTTGGCGGAGGGCTTGCCCCACGTAGTACGTGAAGACGGCTTCGGCATCGGGGCCAGCGTCGATCTGCACCTCGTCTACCTCAACGGCCTGGCCACGTTTGAACCAGCTCGTGCGAACGACCGCGTAAAGCTGCTCGGGGATGGTGGCGATGGCGAAGTGGTAGACGGGCCGCCGGGGTGGCTTTGGCTGGCGCTTGGGCTTGGACTCCATGGGATCCCTCCACAACAGCCAGGCCGCCGCCCGCAGCAGCGTCAGGAACAGGTTAGGGACTCCCATGGTCAGGCCCACAGATCCTGAGCTTGGCGCTTAATGGCCTCCAATTCAGCCTCAGACCGCTCCTCGCGCGCGTGGGGATACTTCTCAGAGGTGTCCCATAGGCCAGATCCCTTGCCCTGCAACGGGTCTGAAATGGGACACACCTCGGAATTTTGAGAAGGTGTCCCATTTGGATCGGCGTCCGACTCCTTAATGGGACACATGTCCTCAAAATCACCCCCCTGTCCCATTTCAGACCCATTGCAAACACTGGTGGTTTGGCCAATGGGACACACTTTTTCTACCTCTCCCCGCGAGAGAGAAACAACAGCCTGGTACACGTGGATCGGCTTACCCCGTCCATTTGCCGGCTGGCGCGTCTCCATCACCTGAATAAGGCCACGCTTTTCAAGCCGCTGGAGCGACTTCCTGATTGCGGCCACGCTGCCCCCACACACAGCGTCAGCGTTCAGCTCTTCACGGGTTTTCCCGGCCGGGTAAACCACGCGAAGCCGCTGGAGCACCCTGTCCGTGACCCCAGAAGGCGTGGATTCACTCGGATCGACCTCCGGGGTCCAATCAGCCAGCGTGAAGCTCAGATCGGCTTCTTGGCGCAGCAGGAGGCTGGTGCCACTCCGCCCCGACCGCGACTTCTCAATGGTGATGATCCGGGCATTGGCACCGGTCTGCTCAAGCTGCTTATCGCTGGGCCGCTTCAGGCTCCAGGTTTCGTCCACAGCATCCCGAATGGCACTGGTGCCACGGAAGCCGCCAGTCTTGTTGGCGTGGTGAATGATCAGGATCGTGGTGGCCGGGAACAGCACCCCGTTGTTCCGAGTCAGCCAATACAAGGGGGTGGCGAAATCCGACTTGTTTTCGTCGAACGCCCGCCCACCCGAGCAGCCGATCAGCGAGTCGATCACCACGAGCTTGGGGCGAATCTTCTCGACCAGCTTTTGGAAGCGTGCGTAAGCCTGCAGCGACCAATCCGTGCGCAGCGTGACTGGCGCATCAGCCGGCATCTCCACCTCTTCGAGCTGCTCCTGCATCTGCACCAGCGGCTGATCCCCGTTAAGCAGCAACACCGGCCCTTGCTGCACTGGAACGTGCCGCCCGCGAATGACGAATGGAGCACCAGTCGCCACATGTTTGGCAAGCGTCCAAGCGGCCATGGACTTGCCATCACCACCAGCGCCGTAAATCAATACAACAGCCGGATTTGGCAGCAGGTCCGGAATGAGGTAACTCCGCTTGAAGTTTTGCTGGAGCAACTCACCCACAGTCATCGTCTCAGCTTGAGACTCGTACTGGACCTGATCGACGTACATCTTCTCCAGCGCAAACGCATCCCGCATCCGCGCCTTGTACGCAATTTTGTGCAGTTCGTATTGCTGTTCCGCCGGATTTTCCAGCTGGATCGCCTCACGAACCTCCCGCATGATGTCGGTAAAGCGAGGCAGCAGCTCAGTTGCGGTGTCCTGCTCAAGTTGCGTGACGACCTTCCGCAGATCCTCTGGAAGCCACAACCGGCCAGGCATCTGCTGATCTGCCATCCAGAACAGCGACCCAAGGCTCACCGGCCCTTTCTTGAAGCTCTTCCAAACCTCTTCACAGGGATTGGAGCCAACCCAGTCATCGGCGTACTCGGGATCCTCAGCCGACCACGCAGACCACAACGTCAGGCCAAGGTCATCAGGCAGCTCGGAATGAATCGCCATGCCCACCTTGATCCAGTGATCGCGGCTGCCAGCGCCTTGCCCTGGGATCACCCGCAAAGCCGACTGCACAATCTCAGCAATCTCGGCTGGGTCTCGATCTGAGAAATCGAGCGCTTTGCGGTTTTTGATAAAGCCTGCATCCGCCGTTTCCTTACCGGCGGCATCCTTCATCTCTGCGATCAACCACGCAGGAGCCTCCGGAATGGCCTCCAGATCCCCCTCAAAGCCGTACAGGCCTTCTGGGGCATTCCCGGTATCCGAGCCCGGATAA